GTCACGACAATAGCATTAGTATGAGTGTATAACATCCTCTTAGTACCTGCTGGTGTAATAGTATAATATGGGGCTTGTAATAATTTCTCGCCCTCCTCTGATAATACTGAGATTTTGCCTTTAATTAAGAAAAATGGATGAGCTATTTTATGTATTTTACTAATAACAATTTCACCTCTAGGCATAAATATTTCCCGGATATACAATCCATCTGCATATGTATGCTTAACAGGATTAACAGCATTAGCTTCTTCTCCCTCTACACTATCTTCACGACTAATAATTTCTTCTTGTATATTAGTAACATAGTCTCTATATTCTTGTTTTGTTAGAACCGAAGGATATGACTCAACTGCATTGTTTAAATAAGTAGTATCTATTCTTCTAGCTACGGAGTTCATTAACTACCTCCTGTCTCTGTCTCTAAGACAATGGAGTTAATCTGCATTGGAAATGGGCCATTAGAAACAATTTTTATATCGAAATCTTCCCATGCCAAACCTGATAGCGAGAGTTTACGTTTACCGGAAAATAAAGGAATCTGTTGACCCATTAAATCTCCAGAAGTTCTAAATAAGATTTCTTCATTTTCATCTCCATATTCTACTTTAATACCTAAAGATTCTTCAATCAGAAGAGATATATTCTTAACTTGTTTAGAATAAGAATATTGATTTTCTGGTGCAGTAGGTTCTAATGTTTCTAATTCTCCATTATAAGCTAGTCCTACTACAACATCTGATCCAGCAGTATTATCTAAAGTAATTGCTCCTGATGATACTGTTTTATTATTATGTTGCATACCATCATAATATATTGATACAGATTCCCCTTCTAAATGATCTAACCCACTAACTACACCTCCACTCTGTGTAGTAGTTATTGCGGAATCTAAGAATACTAATTCGTTGCGTGTTAATGCACCTTCCGTAGGGAATCTTGCTAATGTTTCCATGTGATATTTTAATACACCACCTATTTTCCTTTCAACTTTCATCCATACTTGATCATGTGAACTTGTTGCTATCATTTCAATATCAGTAACTTTAGCTTCAGTTCCAGATATGACATGTTCCGACCATGCTTGAAATGCAGTCTGTCTATCATAACTTAAAGACAATAACCTGCCATCATTCATCATCAACCAGATAACATTATTAGGTCTTTCCTGCCATACCATCTTTTTTATTTCAGATGATTTAATTATATCATAACCTTTAATTGATATTTTACTATTAAACCATTGACCTTCTGCACCTTCAAATAATAACTGTTGTACATCTTTACCTCCAATTTGTGCATACATTAGAGCATTGGAAACAACAACAGGGGGTGTATCTGTAGCAGAAAAAGAGGATTCTCTATTAATAGTAAATCTAAATGGTGTTACAACTAAATTAGTTTCTGAACCATAAAGCATGTATACACCAGCAGACGTACCCATAGTCATCTTCTTTGATTCTGCAATCCATTTTATTTGGTCTAAAGTGTCAGAATCTAATGTAAATGTTAATGCGCTTGATGCCGTAATTACTTCAATTGCCTCTCCCATTATAATAGAAGATGGAGAATCTTGTGCTGGAAGTTGACTAGGTGCAAATGAATAGAAGTTATTTGTCTCTGATAGCCATACAGTAGAAGGTTGCAACTTTGTTGCGGCAAATACCATTCTCTGTTGATATATCTGAGATACTGTTGGATATCCCTCACCAATACTAAATGCTCCTACTCTAAAATCTGTTGTGCCAGCTTCTTTATTAGTTGTTGGATGTGGGGGGCCAAAAACTCCAGTCGCGGTATCTTTACCACGAATATTACACATTTCCGTTTTTAAGGTCACATTAATCGTATGATTAGATGCATGTACAGAATTAATTATACCCCAACACCATCTTATCCCCCCTATTCTATTTAATGGCCTAGCTAATGGATTTATCCTTATTAACCTACCAGCATCTTCTTGGGTTGGAGTTGTATCAAATAAATCATTATTTGCAACACTATTTTTATATACAGTTAGATCAATAGTGGTTGCCGCTTCATCAACGTATCTATGTACATTTACTTTCGCATCAGCAGTAGTAGTAGATGTCCATAATTCAAATTCTACAGCAGAACCCCCATCAGTATCAGAAACTTGAAAAGATGTCGATGTCGTTGAAATAACGTAAAAATCCGCATCTACATGTTTTTGAGCCGCACTCGTAGTAGGACTTGTATTATCTCTTGTTAAATTACCCCAACCTCCTGAACTATTTGTAGTACCAGAAGGAGTTGTTTGACCATCATCATCTAATCTGACTTTCATACCAACTTGAAGACCATGATTCGCAAGTACAACATGATTAGTTACAGTATTAAATTCTACACCAGCTATTGGAGCTGTGTTTGAAGGTTCAGCTTTATATAACGCATATCTTTGTGTAGCATCTGATTCAGAGTAGACATTAATTTCATTATATGGCCCATCACTAAATACAACTTCATATGTAGACCAGATACTACTATCTTTTGCTACGCCACTTCCAGTTGCCGTTTCATCAATAACTCGCTTTATTATTTGTGGCGGTTTAGTTGGACAACATACAAATAAATAATCCCCACTTTGGGTAAACTTTAGTAAAGGTAATTCCGCTTGAGTCCAAGTTGGAGTTAGTATTTCATATGTTTGAGGAGGAACTTGTTTATCTACTAATAGTTGATCCTGCGACCAGACTCTTAAATAACCTCCAGTAGTTAAAGTAAGATGTGTTTGTCCTACTTCTAGGATGTATGTATTATCTTTGTCTTTAAAGAATGGAATGAAGATTGAGGAAGGATCTTTTAAATCACCTATATAATTTGTACCCGGACGCTTCACCACAGGCCCGGAGAGAACAGGAATCATGTTCTTAGCTCCCTTTAGACCATATTTGTAAAACTCTTCACTAGAACGCCCCTGAAGGCTTTTTGCTAATACACCTTCAGAAAATCTAGGTTGAACAAATTCATATTTCATAAATGATAACCAGTATTATGATCCAATACTATAATCATATTGATTCGCTTCGTAACCTTGTGATGGGGTATTAAAGGTTCTATGCGGTACAGAGTGTCTACCTTTCTTTGCATCAAGAAAAGAAGATCGTTCCCGATGTTCTGGTGTTTTATCGTGGGAATTAGCGGCTCTAGCTTCTTGTAAAGAAATGACATATCTTTGCATCATTTCTTGTTTTAATCCTTGTTTACTTGTTAGTGTTTCACAAATTTCTAGTGCTAACTTCATAGCAATAGCTTCTGCAAGCAAAGAATCTAAATTATTTATATCAGTTGGATTACCTACATATAATACATTAAGAGTCTTTTCATTAGATAATATATTCTTTTTTTCAACTTGGTATCTTGATACAGGATCTACTTCAACAACTTTTATACATCCAACAGGTAATTGGAATATATAGTTCCACCCAAATACAGGCTCTCCAACATTCGTTAAGGTAGCTCTTTCTAATGCACTATTCCATGTATGCATTCTTAATACTGTTGTAATAACATCATTAAGTCGTGCATTACATGCTCTAGCCCTAGAATTATTGTCAGTTAAACTTTGAATCCTTGCTTCCCCTAGAGAACCTAAGGCAAGGTTAGCTATACCAGTTTTATCCATAGTTATTTCGAAGAAATGGGGGCTAGTTTCCCAACCCCCGATTGATATTAATCAACAGTATAATAAATACGAACTTCTACAAATGCCGTAGTAGTTGTGGCTGTTGCAATACTTATTGTCGCAATTACTGTCGTTTCTGTAGTAATTGTAACAGGTGCAAGTGTTACATTAGACACTCCTTCTCTCATATGTCGAGTACCAACCGCACTAGAAGCATCTGCACCTAAAAATGCAGTTGCATCACCAGTAATCCCTAGAGACAACTTACTAGTTGCCGCTAACGTGGCAGATTGGTGTAAAGATGCATCCCATACTTTTGCTCCGGGAGGCAGTTTACCAAAGGAAATCGTATCAGAAGTAGTATGGACTAAATTTGTCC